TTACATATTGTTGTATTGTTGATTTAGCCGACTTTATGAGTTGACTTGCAGTGTAATGACTATTGTGTGGATATTCACCCTTTGGTGTAGTATTTGGTACGTTATATAAACTAGCAATGATTACATTAAAATTATTTAAACTATTTGTTATTTCATTTTTTTGAGTTTGTGATAGATTTGAAATGTTTTGTGTTGAAATAGCTATAAGATAATTTTTAAGTGCATTAATAGTATCTATTGTTTTATTCTTTTGATCTGGTACATCTGTATCTGGTAATCTACTGGTACTTCCTTCCCAATACGCTAAAGCGTATTGTATGGACTTTGACATAACACCTGTTCTTAAATCATTAATAACCGCATCAACAATTAAACCAATATCTCTTGTGCATTTTGCCAATAATGTTGAATCGTTTGATAATGCATATGGGTAATAGTATTGAACATAATCTACAATCTGTTGTTGTAATTGTGATTTATATTTCAATATACTTTGACTTGCTTGTTTATATGAATAATCCTTAATTGGACCAGATGGTGATGTTTTCGGTGTACTATTCTTATCTAAAATAATTGTTTTAAAATTATTTAAAAGTTTTGTAATTTTACTTTCTAAATCAAACATTAATCCGGTTTGAACTAATTCATATTTGTTTAATGATTTTGTTTTTAATATTACAGGAACACCAGCAGTTACATAATATGTGGATGAATTTATAGGATTTCCCCTATTGAAAACACCATCCTTTGATGCTGATTCAAAATAATTACTATCTTCATTAGGTGCGCCCCAAAGTCTTGATTGATTTATTGATAATAAATCTACCAAGTAATTAATTTCACTTGGATAATTTAACCTGTAATCACTATTATCTTCACCTATGAGTTGTGTTAAACTGTAAAGTTGATTTACTCCACATGTATCAATATCATTATTATTTTTAACGAAATTTGATATTTTTTCATATGACATTGTACCTAATGCATCATGTGGATATGGATAAATCCCAAATATACTAGGTAAAAACGTTTCAAACAAAAATGAATTGTTTAAAATGTTTGGCATAAATGTAACTGACTTTATATGTGATGTAAGATCAAAATTTTCATTAACTTTGAAAATATCTAATTTTGATTCAAGATATGCCGGTAGTGTGTTTTGACCATATTCGACATCTATATTTTTAGAATCTTTTGTGTTAATATATTTGTAAAAAGTAGTAGATAAAAATGCTATATTTTGAGTTTTTGACATCGATTTTGATGTAAAGAAATCAAGGTTTGTGGTTGCACCCGTTACACTTACCAAATAAGATGTTGGCTGTTGTTGTTTTCTAGGTATTGCTACTCCAAAAATATTATTATTTGCCTTTAAATCTTTATTATTAGATGTTTCTATGATATTTTCGTTACCATATTTGTAATATTTGTTTAACCATCTTGTACCCATCCAATCACCATAAGCTTGAGCGGATTTTTGCCAAACATTATATTGTATATTTGTTGATTGGTTTTCACCTTTAGTAAAGAATGTGAATCCTTGTGGATTTATATAAAAACTATCAACAAAGCTATATTTTTTTGAATTAAAAACATATATTTTATTTTCTATTGAATTTATGACATAAACATATCCTTTCATGTCACAACTAATACCTTCTAATGCGGTTTCATCTGTATTTTTTTCAGGTATAGTAAGATCAGTAGGTGCGTTCTTTGAAAGATTAGTATAATTTAAAACATTATCAGTATATATAACACTACCAGAATTAATATTAATAGTACCAATTCGACTATAAGAATATGTAAACCATAAATTTTGATTTGGATCTAATGTTAAATTATTAATACCTTTAAATGGACCAAAAGAACTTAAAAGTGTACCATAAGAATCTCTTTTTTCCAAATATCCATTTGATGGATAAATGTTATCTGAAAGAGCAACCCATATATTATTTTCATTATCAACAATAACATCTTGTGGGCATGAATTTACAGGGTAATCAATATCTATAAGAGTATTACCGTTTGTATCATATTTTACAAGTTTACCATTGTAATAATTTGAATATGTAACCCAAACATTATCCGCTAAATCCGTATCCAAATATGTTGGTTGAATGTCATATTGTAGATCATAATAAACATTTCCTGATGAGTCAATTGCTGATAATGGATATGTTTCACTGTTTTTAGTATAATTATTAAAAAATTTTGAATTTAAATTATTTACACCAAATTGTAAAACACCCTCTTTATCAAATTTTAATACAGACAATGAACCATATAATGTCATCCATATATTTTGTTTACTATCAAGACTAATTGATGCTGGTGCAATATCATCTTTTGCTAATGATGATAAATCAATTGCACATAATATTTGTCCATTTGTTGAAAATTTATAAAGATAATTTAATTCACCATCACATGCCCATGCTTGGAAATTTGGTGGTGGTAAAACACAAATGCTATTTATGCCATGAAAACCTGCGGTTGCTAAACGATCATTTTGGAAATTTGGAAGTTCTATAATTGGAACATCGAAATTAAAAAGTTGAGCTTTTTGTAAATTTTTAGGATTTTCAGATTTAAAAATATTTGGAAAATTATATTCCACGATAGACATCGACCCCGCTTGTGTATTTGCAATCCACATTTTGGGATTAAAATTATTACCTATTAAATCTGGTGTATAAAAACTAGTACCCGCCGTAACACTAACACCTAATGTGGTTTTTTGTGGTACGTAAAAATAATTTTTTGCATATCCCGGTGTTTTATAACCATATGAATCCTGATATTGTATTGTAACATCTGACTTAAAATATGCACTAAGAGGTTCACTACTCAAGCTATTTGGGTTATATACGCTAATTCCTTTGTCTAATAAAAGATCATTATCTTTATCTGAATATGGATGTGATTTACAGAAATTGGAATTTTTAGGAAATTGTGAAACTTCATTACCATCTTTAAATGTTTCAGGATATTTTTGCCAATTTAAATTAAAAACAACAGGTTGGCTTACACTTGACCATCTAGGGTTGATATAATCACGTATGCCATTTTCAGATATTTTTATATAATCTGGTTGTCTATAATAGAAAATGTGAGGTTGCAATGCAACAGCTAATGAATTAGTATAATCACTCGTTTCTAACGTATTAGTGACATTAGAAACATATTTGACACCACTCGTTTCAAGTGTTGCAACAATTAAAGAATATGGTTTATCTGCAAAAAGTGAATCGAAGTTATAAAGATCATCTATAAAATAAAATTCAGCATATCCACTAACTCCAATAAATTGCCCAGATATTGTATTCACCGCACCACCACTTAAAAATAATGAAGTATCGGTTGTTTTAATTGTTTTAACTTTATTACCACTTAAATCATAGAAACTACATTCCGGTCTTAAGAATGACCATTTATTAGGGTTATCTTGTGGAATATATGATTTTGAATATTTTGAATTTAAATTAATATAATGCTCATTATCATTAGATGATGATATAATAACTTTAAAAGGATGTCTATTTATATGTCCTGCATAAGTTGGTGGTGGCGAATAATCAAAATATATGGATTCACCAATTATGTTTGGAGTTGAAAAGCTTTGCATATTAGAAATCAGTTATTTGTATAATACCTGACGGTTCTACGACTCGAATTTTTGATATTAGATTGTCTATATTATTAAACACTGGATATTGGAAATTTTTAAGTTTTACATTTTCACCATAAACTTGTATATCGAGTGATGGATATGCTTCATTCCAAACAAGCATTGATATACCATCAATATATGTTTGTGTATCGCTTCTATATGTTTTAATATTAGTAACGCCTTCAATTGCCAATATATCTGTTGTTAATTGATTTATATTGACCGTGCATCCAAGTCCAATATTACTCTTGTCGAATGTATTTTTTATAATAGTAATCACTTCGGCTAAGATACCTGCTGCTGATTTCCTAGAATTTACATCTTTATATACGAAAAAATTATTTAGATTTAAATCAGTAACCGATGGTTTTGTATTTTCAGCTTTAATATAAAAATCGAAATACATATATACTGGATCAACGGTCACAATTTCAGATGTTAATACTTTAACAGATTCAAGATCTTGTAATACAAGTTCTTTTTGCGCTCCCGTAATATATTTTTGTGATTTATTTGATGGTACAATATAAAGATAAATGTTATTAAAATTACAGCTATTAGCAAATTTAATTTGATTGTATAATACCCTGCCATCAAATTGTGGTTCATTTATTCCTATATCATAAAGATATTTTATGTGTTCTCTCATATATTCATCATTATTGAGAACTTTAACATCTGAAAACATTGATCCATAATTTGATTTCATATATGTTTCAAAATCACTATTAGTTACAAGTCGAGTTCTAGGTGTTAAAAACTGTGGAGCATTTTTTCTTATCTCATCAACGCTCTCCTCACTTAAATATGGATTAGATGGATATTGATTATCTAACTTTAAGTAATTTACGGATGTTGTATTTAATAATGAATCCTTTTGATATAAAGTATCATTTTGGATATACATATAGTTTAAACTGTTATAAAAAACTATAGGAACATTTGCTAAACTACCAATACCCACTTGCGTTGCTTGTGGGTTTATACCTAGATAAAAAATCAAAATAGAATCACCTGTTTAGAGTTGTTTACCGTTGATATCATCTCCAAATTTTATTTCATAATTTTTATTTGGGTTATATCTCAATTCAAATACTTCATCTTGTGATTTATTTAAAAATAAATTTTCAGTCGGTAACCATTGTTTCCACATACCAGTATCTATTGATTTAACATAGACATCAATATTAAAATGATCAATTGTTGTATTATTAATATTTAAATATATTACTTCATTGATATTTCCCTTTGCTGTTTGTATGGGATATTCTTGATATTGTCCTTGGTAAAGAAATAAATCACCTATAGTGTTTTGAATTGTGGCAACACTATTGTTTGAGTTTTTTGTAAAAAAGATATCTTTATTAAATGAATAAAAATCATTACCAACTCTCGTATATGAATAACGAGGTATTATATAACTACCGGCTGGTAAATCTGATGTTGCACTTAAATCATATGAAAGTGTTTGCGTAACATTACCTCTTGGTTTGTAATTCAAGAGTTTTACTATTCTATTCATGTTTTCATATATTTGTGCTTCTGAAAACATGCTTTCGGATGATGTCTTATTGAGATAATATAAAAGAGTGCTAAAACTAAAACTAATTATATCTAAAAA